CTTTACTAGCATAAGAAGTCATTATGATACCGTTCCTGAAAAGTAGTGAGCATTTGCTCCTGTTATATTACCATGTGTCCAATTCACAGAGAGATTGGCACTAGTTGCACTATCGACTATATTTAGTCGTGCTTGATAAAAGACATTGCTAACTGGCCCAATTATTATCGTATCTCCATTAGCAAATTCTGTAGTTAATTGTGTACCTGTACCTGTTATTGTGTTTGCATTATTATTAATAGCAATCGTACCTGTTGCAACTTTTCTTGTTCGTATGGTGCTTGTTGTTACTGATTGACTCATTGCGTTTGTGGAAACTTTAAATTTACCAAAAAACTTTTGCCCTGCAGGGTGTATCAATCTTAATGCAACATCTTTATATCGTGTCAAAGCAATAGAAGCCGCAACTTCATAAGAAAATTCTTGATAAAAATCACTGTCTTGTATGAATCCTCTAGCTGACGATACATGTCCTCTTGTTGATGCATAGTATCCCTCTGCATTTGCTATATTGTCTATGGTAAGTATTCCTTGAGCTTGAATAGCATTTACTCTACCAGAAGAAGAGAAAGTAACCGTTTCTTTAGGTTTATATGAGAAACCCGAGTCAATAACTCTAGCTGTTTTAATTGAACCATTAGCACCTATATCTGCACTAATTATTGCATTCTTTCCTAACACACCTTCATCTCGTATGTTTACTATATTTACTGCACCTGTTCCAGCAAGAGAGCTTTGACTTGCATCTGTAAAATGTTTTGTAGCAGAAGTACCTGTAGCCCAATTAATACCTCCAGGTTCTCTTTGTAACTCATCTTGCCAAACTCTAAGAACTGTTTCGAATGTGGTATTAGCATGTTGAATAGTTTGCCCTACTGCCATGATATTCGCTTTTGCTCCTGTTGATGCCTGTTCTAATCTATCATTTGTATCGAGTGCAATTATACTATTAACACCTGTGAGAAAATTAGGATCATCATACTGCACTGTAAGATAAGCTTCACCAATACCTAAAGCCGCTACATTTCTATGTTCTACTTTAACTTCAGGTGCTTTTGTAAAATTTGTCCCACCAATTCTATTTGATAATCTTGCAATTGTTCCGACAGTTCTGTTTACAAATATTAAAGAATTATTTAAAGTTGTATGAATATTTTCTATGATTGAATTAGAAGTTTGCGAAACATTGTTTCCTACGACAACAGAACTATTAACTTTTCTTATACCTTCTTTTGCTAAAAATGCTTTCATTGGGCCAGCATCAAATTGACTTGTTGTGTTCGCTGTGGTATTTGCTGTCACTTGCATAGTAATAATTTTTCTATCAGGAGTACTATCCCCATCGTGATCGTATTGATTACTAGCAGTAATATTTAATATCTTTTTAACAACACCAAAAGCACCACTACGCATACCTACTATTTCATCACCTTGCGTTATGCCTCCACCTCCATCAGTATTCGCAACTTGAACAACATGATAACCTATTGTATTTGCAAAGAATCCATCAGTTGCTTTTATTGTTCCTACTGTAGCACCTGTAGATGTTGTTTTCTTTACAGTTTCATTTGCTTGAAAATTTTTAAAAGTGTCTACTGCAAGAACAACATTATCTAGTGTAGCATCATATGTTCTACGAATTGCTTTCACTATAGCATTAGCAGAAGAAGTTACACCAAATAAACTATCGCCAACCACAACACCTGGATCACTAGTATTTTCAAGAACTATAACAGCATTTGCATTTGTTCTATAATTTCTACTTGATATAAGAGATTCACTAGGCTCTCTAAAACCAAAATCAGGTGAGCATAATAAAGTATTTGCATGAGTATTCATGATACCTAGTGAGGTATCTCTATATGTAACCCGAGGTGCAGTTGCACCAAAAATAGTATTTGATCCAAATTTATTTGTATTTTGACTAAGTGCAAAAGTATCTGTTATGTCGCCAGTTAATATTTTAAAAGTAGCAGGAGATGTTCCAACTCCACCTATATATTCTACTATCGTACCTGCGCCTAAATCTAAAGTTGATAAATCTTGATCTTGTTCAGTATTAACATAACCCGAGCCTCCATTGACTATACTAAAATTAACTTTACTCTGTAAGTCATTTGTATCCACAACAACAGCTTTTGCAAACGCACCAGTTTTTGATGATATAATATCCACGATATCACCTTTTTCATACTGGCCTCCGCCTGTTGTAATTGTAACTTTACGAATGCCACATTCAACAATAGGTGCATAGCCTCCACCAGCAGGTGTATCTTTTAATTGTATTGCTTCTAAATGATTAAAAGAACCTTTTACATTTGATAAAAGTATTTGATCAATATCTCTACTTTTAGCTACAAGTCTCTTAACATCTTCTACTAAAGCCTCTGCTTGACTATCAGTTCCTTTGATAGTTTTTCCTATAAATGAATATGCTCTAGGATCGTGATGTGTTGTTAGATATCTATCTATTCTAAAATCACCATCAGATACTTTGAGCATTTGATCTGCAGGAAAGTTTAATTCTACATCTTCATCATATAATATTCTAAACAATAACTTATATGAATCAATTGTGCCTTTTGTTGTATACAAATCTTTGATACGCTTTGCGAGTAATCTTTTATCTGCAAGTGCATCATTAGGTATTTCAGGCATTAACTCAGAACGAAAATATTTTATAAACTCATCTAGAGTATCATCAATATCTTTATAGTTTTTTAAATTTTTCTGAGTATCTTGTTGCTTACCAGTCGTTTCAAGATACTGATAATAAGCTTTAATGAAAGCCAAGAATTTTGGCCCTTCTTCTTTATAAAAAGCAGGAAACTGATTTTCAACCAGAGATGATAGTTTTCCCTCAACTGACATTAATTAACCTCTGCTTCAGTTTCAATTACTGCGTCCTCAGAAGATATAATTATAATTTGTTCTCTTACTGGCACAATATCTTTATTTACTGGATCAGCATTTACTTTTATTTCAATACCATCAAAAGCAGAAACAAGAAAACTACTCATACTTAATTTACCTGTTGTATAATCTATTGAACCAGCTTTAGCATCAATAAACACTTTTTCTTTATCTGTATTAAATCTAAAAATTCTAACATTTCCTATTCCATCATCATCTAATCGTGCTATGAAATTATTAAATGTAAATGCTGTAGATGTTATTGAAGAAGTCTTTATAGGATTATGAAACTCTAATTCTACTAATGTTGCACTTGTTGTGCTTGGTACAAATCTTTTTTGCATTTGAAACTCTGCTTCATTATTCAACACTGCTTCATCTGTATTATCTAACTCACGTACAAATCTAGAATATCTTAGCTTTTGTCCAAACTGTTCTAAGTTACTTGTCGAGTAACTTACTATGGAATTTCTAATCAATGCTTGTATAGCTGACGTAGCTATATTTGTTTTCAAAGTATCATAATATGTTGTAATGGTGGGTATTACATATAAGTAAGTTGGATCTATAATTACTGGATCAATACCAAGCATTGTTCTATCTTTGATAGAGTTTTTAATTTCATCTTTTAGTGTGGCTGTTGGTATCAATTCACCCTGTGGTTTAATAGCAATAAAAACTTTTCCGTGAACAGCAGGAACAGCTTCTTCGCCACCAAAGGCCACAACTGATGATAAATTAGTATTTTCATTTAATATTATTCTTTCAAAATCTTTTGCAACGACTGCACGATTTTGAATTTTAAAATTTCTTGGTGCATTGAACTTTATACTGTCAACACTTTCTATTTCTACTCCTCCTCTTGCTACTGAATTTACTGCAAGAGTAACGCCTGAGTAACTAGGAGTAATTGATATACTATCAATAGAGAAAGTATCTGCGCCGTTAGTTTGTGTGCCATGACATACCCTATATTCCACTTGTACAATATTACCATCTTCTACTGGTTTACCTAATGAACCAGTTCCAAACAATATTTCATATTGCTTATCGTGAGTTTCTTGAAGATAATAAACTGTTGATTGATTATTTACCTCACGTATATTTGTTGCTCTAGTATAAATTGTAGTAACACTAGAAGTTGAGGATTCTTTAACTGTAACTTTTATACTACGAGTATCTATATTTTCATTTGGTATAATATACTTCACAGGTGTTGCACTGTCAACAGTAAACTCATGAGTTACAGGTGTTCCCTCTGTGATTGTAATTGCTTTTGTAAAAGCACCTGAGACATTTCTAATAATATTAGATTCTGGTGTAACAAATGTAAATGTTCTATTATTAATACTTGTAGTAAAAGATGTATTCTTTGGTAATTCAAATTCAGATACATTTGATGCGACACCAGCAAAAGTTATAGATACATTTGCACTTGCACCTCTAGCAGAACGTGTAAGATATCCCAACTCTTTTGCCCTAGATACTACACTATCACGCTGTTGTGCTGTATCTAAAAACATTTCATTTGCTAACATGTTGGTATAAAAAGCATTGTAGTGTGTATTATATGCTAGTACGTCCAGTAAAGTTGACATGTTACTGCCTTCAAAATCATAATCATTAAATTGCGTCTGAGAACGTAAATAGTTTTTTAGATTTGTTTTTATGTCAGCGAAATCTACTTCGGTGACTCTGAGATATGTATTAGCTGACATGTTATCGCACTCTTTCTAATATGACATCTAGAACTACTGCATCAGGATCATTTACTATTTCAAATGCTATTGTAATAGCTATAGCATTTAAATCTATTCTATCTTCAACTAATATATCAATAACATTTGCTCTAGGTTCGTAGTTTTCTATTACATTTATAATTGCTTGTTTCATCTGTTCTTGTAGATGAGATGTAAAAGGTTCGAATAAGAAACCTCTTATGTTACAACCTACATTAGGTTCAAATGGCCTTTCATAGTAATCAGTTAGAATTAAATTCTTTACAGCTTGTTTAACCGCATCTCTATTGATTTTCTTATTCAAAGACTTTGTTATGGGATTTGTAACAAACTGATTATCAAAATCGCTGTATATAACTTCAGAACTATCTGGCATTCTTTTTCTCTTGTATTTCTTTTCTTCTTACAGTACAAAATTTTGATATCTCTGCTAAAGCTTTTCTTGCTCTTGTACCAGCAGACATATTACCTTTATCAAACTTTTCACTCTCTCTTATATAAGTCTCAAAAAGATTTAACAAACTATCATGATAATTCACTTGACTCTTCCTTTATATAATGATAAAATACTATTGTCTATTTATAACTATTAATCACCATTTACAAATACATTTTCAGAACCTGTTTCTGCTTTGCTAGGTAGAAACTTATCGTGTCCTTTTGTAGCATCGTCTTTACGATGTACAGCTTTACCATTGATAAAAACATTATCAGATCCAGTTAAAGCTTCATCACCACATACAGTTTTATCACCTACAACAATAGCTGGTTCACCATTCACAAATACGTTAGCGTCTGCTTTAGTATAGGGTGTCTGATGAAGAGGTAGTGGTGTAAAAGGATCTTCATGCTTGACATTCTTATCTAATGTTGCTCTAACTATACCAGACATTATATTGCTGTAGATGTTGGAGCTGGTGTAGTGCCATCGTCACATTCTACTGCTCTTCTGACTGCTCTTAATCTCCAGAAGAAACCACCTCTAAGTTTATATCTC